AACATTAGTTTAGTGTCCTATTTTTGTGAGGAAGTTCCTCGTATTTAAAATTTCCTAATAACTGTAGCAGATCCTGAGTTTCTTTCAAACCTAATTCTTTGTACATAGCCCACTGTCCTGCTGCTAATAAAGCACTAGCGATCGCCAAAGGATCTACATCCTGTGATGTATAAATTGTGTGAATGGCTTTAAATTCATTAGTCAAAGCAGTTACGACTTCCCTATCTATATTCTCCCAAGGGCTTTTTTCATTTTTTCTTTTTTTTACCATTTTTTTGTTTACCTGCTTTTTGTAGTGCAATCGCAATCGCTTGTTTTTGAGGTTTACCCTCTCGTCTTAGTTTAGATATATTAGCACTTATTGTGCGATTACTACTACCTTTTTTTAGAGGCATTTATTCTTTCCATTTGTACGGCAGTTCTTTGGTTTTGTATTCTTTGTTGTTGTGCAAGTTTAGCAGCGTCAGATCGTTTTTTATAACTTAACTTTTCTTCTTCAAGTGTTCTTCTAGATAAATCATCAGCTGCATCTAAATTAATTTTTTGTTGTTCTTGATCTAACTCTTGTTGTTTAATTGCAACCAGAGGATCTTGTTGTTGACCAAAAGGTATTGCCTCTTGTTCTTCTGCTACCATTTCATTCATCATTGCCGCAACTTTAACTGCAACTTGTTTTTCAAGTTGTGCTTGGAACTGAGCTTGTAACTCTGGAGGAACATCTCCACCAAACTTTTGAATCTCTGCTTGTAATGCAGGGCCACTCTCTGCCATGACTTCTTGTCTTGCCATTGCTGACGTGTGCTCAACGACGTGTGCTTGAAGTATAGTTGCGACCTGAGGATTATTTCTAACAAGATAAGAACTCATGAAAGCTCTGTGCGCCTCTATGTGAGCAAGGTGATCTTGATCAGGGAATACTGTAAGTTGTCCTAACATCAAAGACTGTGAGTTCTCAACACCAGGATCTAAAGGTTGTGGTCCTGAAGGTGGTGGTAGTAAACTTTCAATATCTTGAACACCGAGTGCCATATACATTCTTCTATATGCTTCGTAAAGATTGTGAACATCTGGTGCAGCTTGTGCTAGTTGTAATTGTGTTTGTGCCAACATAATTCGTTGACTCATAGAGAATATATTTGGATCGGAAACAGGTAAGACATCGACTCTATCATCGAAGTCTTGTTGCTTAATCATTCTGTTTCCACCTGCTACGTTGTATGGATATTCTGGTGGGAGTGTTGTTGCGAATAATTTAGCTAGTAATTGAAACTCTTCTTTTTGTGCGTAGTGACATCTTTTGTGAATAGCTGACATCACTTTGGAACCTTGTTCTAGTAACGCCATAGTTGTGCCGACAGGATTTGCTTGTGAACCATCGCCCACTTTCATATCTGCAATAGCAGCGAACCTTCGACCAGCGTCCACGACAAAACCTAAAAGTTGAAATAAAGTTGCATCAGGTCCTTTGTAAGGTAAAGGCAACAATGCATTTCTAAGATCCCCACCCGGTGCGTCCACGTCTCTAAACTCTCCAGGCATTAGAGGTTCTTCATCATCTCTGACTCTGAGTCCTCTTGATTTAAAACCAGCAGGTAAGTTGGATAATGTACCTGCATCTAACAATGCTCGCAACGACGCTGTTGCAGTTCTTGTCAAACCACCGAGCATGTGAACTAAACCAAAACCATAAAATCCAAGACCAGGTAAAAACTTGTAATGAACAAAATATTTTTGTCTCATAAACATCGGATCGTTTTCTAAATAGTTTCGATAGATAGATAAAATTTTTCCGTTACCTTGCTCCAGTGTTACAACATATGGCAACTTTAATCCTGTTGGTTCTCCGTCTTGACCGATATTTTCAAAGCCTTCTAAATCTAGGTCGACGTGCATTTCTAATAATTGATACTGACCAGAGTATTCAGATTTTTTTACACCCTCTAACTCGTCATACTTTTCTTGTATGTCAGAATAATCGGAATACATTTCATCGCTCTCGTCGATATCTATGTCTCTGTAAAAACCAGAGAGCATTTGTTTTTTTAAATCGTTTGGTGAAATTTTTAGAACGTGTGTAATTCTTTCTGCATCTTCTAATTCTGATGCACCATAATTTACAACTAGATCTTCACTTGGAATAAATTTTGCACACGGTCTTGCCATGTTGCCATCGTAGTAAACTTTTTTAAATGCACTACCTGCGAGTGGTAAATGAAATAAAAGTTGATCCATCTCAGGATCGTATTCTTTCATTTGAAACATTAACTCGTAGTTCATGAACTCTTTGACTCGCTCTGCTTGTTCTTCTACATCAGGGGTTGCCTGACCAATGATAGAGGTTTTAACGGGACCGCCAGCAGGCAAAAGCTCTTTGTAAGCTCCTGCTTGAAACTGCGTGACTGCCTCTGCGAGTAGTGGATGAGAAACTGATGCTGCCCCTCTAAATGGTTCGGAGCGTTCTATATATTTGAAACCTAATAAATCTAATCCTTTGATGTAGCTTTGTTCCCAATCTTTTCTAGATGTGTGATCAACAGAGAACTGTGATCGAAGATCGTTTGATATTTTTGCCAGAGTTTCCTCTGGTATGACTTCGGCTAAGTTTCCTGCGAATCCTGTTTCGGTGTTCGTGGGCACTGGACCAATGCTGACGGTCTCATCCCCTTCAACCTCTACCTCCATGGGAGTATCTTCGGTTACACCTTGCTCTTCTGTAATTTCTTCTTCAACACCTGTTGGTGCTTCGTTTAAAGTTTTATCAATCTCAGCCATTTAATCTTTATACCTTATGCGCCATAAAAAGCAATCTTACGTCTGGGTATATCCTCTATCTCCTCGTCATCTTCATGTTGTAATGCACCGAACTGTCGATACCTCATCAACGCTTGTGTCGTGCTATCTACATAGTCGTCGTTTCTACCATAGGGGAAAGCTGCACATTCTTCAATCACTTCTTCTGCCCACTTAAATGCAGGGTACCAAATCATACCTGACTCAAAAAGTGGTGACACAGAGTTCACTCGAACCATTTTATCGTTACCTCGACTTGGTGTGAAGTTGATAACGGGTATGCCCATGGCTTGTAGCTCGTGTGTGAGAGGTAATCCTGTTGCTTTTGCCTCTATGATAATCTGTTCTGGCTGCCAATATTTGTTTTTTTCCATAGCAATACGTTTTAATTCTGGAAAATCCCACCTACCCTTGTCTGCTTCGACTAAAATCAGGTTTTGTTTGCCTGTAATCTCGTTATAGAACACGCCCCACGTCGTAATCGCAGAAAAATCAGCTGAAGTTTTGCTAGAAAACGCAGTATCGTAGCTTTGAATGATATATTGTAGTTTTGGAAGCGAAGATCCCTTCCATTCTTGCCACCATTCTCGCTTAATTAGGCTAGTTTCGTCTGAAGTTGGGTGTTGTTGCCATTGTGCGTTCCATTTTGCCATGGGTAAAGACGCTTTGACGGCTTCGAGTTGGTCTTTTTTCCAATATTCTGGCCATTGAGGTTGTCCGTCGTCCGTGATCGCTGGAAAATCGACGATCTCCCACTTGTCCGCCATGGGATCTTTCATCTGAGCCTCTATTAATCTCTCTGTTAAGTCGTCTTCTGACCATCTGGTCATGACTACAACGATAGCTCCGCCTGGTTGGAGACGCTGACGAGGACCTGAAGTGTACCATTCCCATGCGTTCTCCATAGAAGTTTTAGAAAGTGCGTCTTGTTCGGAGTGGGGATCGTCGATAATGAGTAAATCTGCACCACGCCCGGTTATCGAACCACCGACACCTGCCGCAAAATATTCGCCACCATGATTTGTCTCCCAACGACCTGCCGCTTGAGAGTCGGCT